TATAGTATCATTCACGAAAAGAATGGGTATATTATAAAAACAGGGTTAAACGAATCTGACACAGATTATGCGGAGCCAATTGAAAATAGAAGATATCACTCTTCTTACGCTAAGGCTTTGAAAAAGTTTAATTTAATTGCTAAAGAATTTAATATACTTCACGAAAATGATGGTGGTTTAAATTTATTCGGTGAACAAGATAAGAAATTTGTCCTTAAAACACCAAAACCTGAGGTTGAAGAACCAGCAATGGAACCTGAAATGGATTTCGACATGGGTACTGAAGAAGGTGGTGAAGAAGAATTGGATTTAGACATGGACTTAGACATGGACTTAGACATGGGTACTGAAGAAGGTGGAGAAGAAGAGTTAGATATGGAATTAGATGCAGAATCTCCATCAGAAATGGAAGATGAAATATCTATTAAGGAGATTCAAAAGCTCACTGGTAAATTAGGTCAAAAATTAAGAACGATAGATTCTCAAATGGGTCTATCATCTGAAGATATTAAATATGTTTTAAACTCTATTATCTCGGCAATTGACTTGGAAAAGTTAAGTGAAGAAGATTTAGAAGATATCTTAGCTAATTTTGAGGATGATGAAATTGACTATGGTGTTGATGATGAAGCAGATTTAGACATAGATGCTGGAGATGAGTTAGATTTGGATTCAGAACTTGATATGGATATGGATATGGATGTTGAAGAACCTATTGAGTCAGAAATGTACGAAGGTGGTAAGATTATGGATGAAATATTTTCAGAATCTAAAATCGACAAAGTATTATCAAAGTATTTCACAATATCAAAAGATGAGAAAACATTAAACGAAACAAAAAGTATTAAGAAATTTTTAACTGAAAAAACACAAAAAGTTACAATCAAGAAAGAAATGATTTCTATGTGTGAGACAGTTGAACAGGAATTGACAGCAGATTTCTTATTAAAAGAAAACAACTCAATTAAATTCTTAGGGAAAACAAATAAAGGTAATTTAGTTTTTGAAAACGAGGGACAACAAATAAAAGTTTCCCAAAAAGGTGAACTACTGTGAGATTAGTATACGTTAATGAGCTCGGTCCCAACTTTAAGGGGGACAACATATATGAGTTTATATTTAGCGACGTTGACGATGTTTGGGGTGAAGATTGGGACAAAGAACCGGCAAGTGGTAACCCAACTCCACCCCAAATTCATTTTATAAAGAAGGTTGGTGTGTTGAGAAATTCAGGTATTGAATTGAACTTAATCCAAAATTCAGATTTTTTCTCTGTCTATGACGCAGTAGAAGGTGTGATTGCCTTATCATGGGAAGATAGTGAAAGTGAGGCCGTAACTGATGATAAGTTTACCCGATTAGTATTTAAATATGGGGACACTGTTAAAGAAGTGGAAGATAAGATATATGAAAGAGATATCATATTAACATATGAAAAAAATATTATAAGTCATGAACAATAAAAAAATTTCAAGTTTATTAAATAAAGGTATAAAGTTTGAGTCATTAAAAATGTTAAATGAAACTCAAATCAATACATTATATACTGCAGTCATTGGAGAACAAGAAAGTTTGACTGATAAAGTAGATGATGTTAAACAGATGGGTGCTGAGTTATCACAGTTAAACCAACAAATAGACCAAACAATTCAAAAAATTGGTGAGGAAGATTCTGAAGAAGAATTAAATGAGTGGGGTAGTTCTGACCAACATTTTTTTAATCAATCAATACACAAACAATTAGGTGAACCTGAAAAAATGCCAAGCCCTTTTAGTCCTGAACTTGAAAGTGCCGTTGAAGATGCGGTTGATTTTTATTGGGATGATTGGGAAGAGTACCAAACAGATAGAGATAGTCTATTAGTACATGGTAAAAGAGCTTATTTAAGAAGTTACTTTAGAGATGATTTTAACATGTTAGTAAAAATGTTTGAACCTGCCGATGAAAACGATGGGGAAATAGATGAAAATATAACATCGTCTAATGCTTTAGGTGATTTAGCAATGAAAAAATTAACAGGTCAAGAAACTCCACATGATGAAGATGATATGGCTCCTGATGGTATGGATGATGACTCCGATAATAATCGTTCAGAGATGGGTGAGGAAGTTGGTGAGGAATTTAAGTCTAAATCACAACAAAAATACTTCTTTGCTAAATGTGAAGAGGAGGGACCTAAATCTAAATGGTGTGAGATGGCTGATGAGTTTGCTGACGATACAAAAGACTTTAGTAAGTTACCTGAAAAAGTAAAAAAAGAAGAAATTAGGCAAATAGAGGAATCTTTAGTATCTTTGGTGAAGAAACACATACCGAAGACCATGAGTAAAAAAGATTTATTAGACCTAACCGAACAAAGTCCTGGCGTTAAAGAAGTACCTGTTAAAGCGCCGACAAGGACTAAACCAGATAGAAAGTCACCTTATAAGCCGAAACATAAACCGGCACCAAAAGCGGGTGACACTAAAACTGCACCACCAAAAGTGAAACCTGGTACTATTCAGAAACCAGATAGAAAATCTCCGTATAAACCAAAACACAAACCAGCTCCTAAGGCGGGAAAAGAAGGTTTACCTGAGTTTTTAAAGTTTAACAAATTAAATATAAAATTTAGAGATGAGCAAAAAAATTAACGAAGCCCCAATTAGTTATGGTGACCGTCCTGAGAGGATGGCATCGGATATTCAAAAGAAAATTGAAGATAGGGATACACCACTTTCTAATAACCCTGGTTTAGATATTGATGTTGATGGTGATGGAGTTGTTTCATCATTTGAAGAATTGTTGGCATCAAAAAGATTTGGTGATGTTGTTGATAAGGTAAAACACTACACAGGTTTAACTGATATATCTAATCCTAACTCACTTATGGAGTTACAGATGATGTTACAAAGAGCCGTACAACAGGTTAAGTCGATTGAATCAAGTAATGAAGAATATCTTGAAAACTTAGCGGTCGATTTAGTTAAGAAAGAAATGTCATTACCAGATGATGCATTTCAATTCGACGTTGAACTATTATCAGGTATGGGTCAGATAGATACTTCCAAGATGAGAGGTAAATCAGATGAAGAACCTGATGAGGAAGAAATAATGAAGGCTTTCGGTGACCAAAACTCCGAAGACATGGAAGACGACATTGATGCATTTATGGATGCCATGGATAAGTTTGATATAGAAAAAGCAAAAAGAAGATTTATTAATTCACTTATACAAGGAGCGTCTAAGAAAGGTCACTACATGTTTAACTTAGTTAGAGATGAGTTGGACCGTTTAGACCCACAACTACTTAATCTTTATGGTGTTTTAATGTCAATTGCAGACTTAATGTATTGGATTATACCTGACGAAATGACGCAAATGATGGCTGGACAAGGTGAAGGTATACAAGGTTCAGAAGAAGTTGATGAAACAACTGACCCTCCAACAATTAAAGCTAAAGGTTTATTCTTTCCTGTGTTAATACACGAACTTATTAAAGGTGTTTATGAGGTATTAGGTACTCAAGGGTTACCTGATGACCCTAAAGCCGCTGAAATGGTTATGGGTTCTGAAGATACATTACCTTACGAGATTTGGGACTTAAGATTAGGACCGGTTATTTGGGAAAAATTTACAGCTGCGTATCCTGAAGACTTATACGCTGACGATATGAGAGAAATACAGAATTATTTATTTTCTCGTTTCTCCTCACTATCAGGTGAAGAGTTTTTTGAGGTAGCAAGAGAAATCTTAAGTGAAACTCAAAAAGGTCAAAAAATAGTTAAGAGGATGGTTGATGAAATTATCGAAGAACTTCGTCAATACGACTTAGAGGATGTTTTAGGTAGTAATGAGTATGATGATGACGACGAAGACGAAGACGATGAAGGATTCAGAGACTTCTTAGGTGGTTTGGGAATTGATTTAACATAAAACATTCTTACCTTATTTAAATGGGTTTAACAAGAGAAAAAGTATTAGTTGAGTACGCTAAGGTCGTAAAAGACACATCTTATGCACTTAAAACATATCTACAAACCTATGATAATACGCAATCACGTTACGTCCCTTTAGAATTATTTCCTGACCAAGATAGGCTAATCTACGATTATGATAATTTTGAGGAAAATATAGCTATTAAGTATAGACAGGCGGGAGTATCAACAGTAACCGCTGCATGGGCTTCAAAGAAATTAGTAGTAGCAAAAAAAAGTAAGCCTGAGAAGGTTCTAATTATTGCAAATAAATTGGATACCTCTATGGAGTTTGCGAATAAGATACGTTCTTTCGTTGACCAATGGCCGGAATGGTTAGGTGTAGGTTTCTCAAATGAAAAGAATTCACAAAGACATTTTAAGTTAACTAACGGGTGTGAGGTTAAAGCCGTAGCAACGTCTAAAGATGCGTTACGTGGATATACACCAACAATTCTTATTTTTGATGAAGCGGCATTTATAGAAGCAGATGACGACTTTTGGTCTGCGTGTATGGCTTCGTTATCTACGGGTGGTAAGGTAATAGTAATATCAACACCTAACGGTTTTGACCGAATATATTACTCAATATACGACCAGGCGTTAAGAGGTATGAATGACTTTAAGATTACCGACATGTACTGGTATAGGGACCCTAGATACTCCAAGAACTTACAACTAATAAAGTGTAAGGATATTATCCACTATATGTTAAATCGTGACGAATACAATGATAGTGAGATTATTATTGATTATTCACATCTAGACCCTAGAGAAAGAGACTTTGACGAAATAAATGATAATTTTGATAAAGGGTATAAGCCATATTCTACGTGGTTTGAGTCCATGGCTAAGAAACTTAAATTTGACCGTAGAAAGATTTCTCAGGAATTGGAGTGTAACTTCTTAGGTTCGGGTGATAACGTAATACCTAACGAAACAATTAATAAGTTAAAAGAAAATCACATCACACCCCCTGAGAATAGATTTATGGGTGGTGCTATGTGGCAATGGAAAGAGCCAATACCTGAACATAAATATATTATGGGGATTGATGTTTCTCGTGGGGATAGTGAAGATTTTACTACCTTCTGTATCATTGATTTTGATGAGAGAGAACAGGTATTAGAATATTTAGGAAAGATTCCGCCTGATGTTGCTGCTGAAATAGCATTTAAATGGGCAACTATGTATAGTGCATTTGTGGTAATAGATATTACTGGTGGTATGGGTGTGTCAACATCCCGTAAACTTCAAGAAATGGGTTATCAAAACTTATATGTTGAAGGAGTGAATGCCGCTGATAAGTGGAAATATAACCCTAATATTATGGAAAAGATACCTGGTCTTAACTTTAATAATAAACGTGTACAGATTGTTTCAACGTTTGAAGAAGCATTAAGACATGATTATAAGGTACGTTCATCAAGATTATTAAATGAATTAAATACGTTTGTCTATGTAAATGGTAGACCTGACCATATAAAGGGTCAACATGACGATTTAATTATGGCAATGGCAATGGCGATATATGTTGGTGAAAACTCATTTACCTCATTAGAGAAAGTAACGGAACAAACTAAGGCTATGGTTGACAGTTGGTATGTACAAGAATCGAAGATTACTAACCCAATTGATAACTATAATCCTTCTTTATCTGCGTTACCAAATGACCCCTATAGGTATAGTGGTCGTGGTGGGGCAACAAAAAGTGACTATGAAAACTATTTATGGCTATTCGGGGGTAAAAGATAAAAGATTGAATTATTGTAGAATTTTACTACTATTTATATAAAAAAAGAAAATGGCAGAAAACAACTTTACTGTTTGGCAGAGATTAACCAAAGTATTTGGTCCCGATTCAACATTGGACCAACAACCGCCTGTATACAATTTTGACAAAAAAGAATTGTTAAAGACACGTGACAAGGAGGAGTATGAAAGAGAAAAACTTCAAGCACAACAAACTTTATACCTTGGTCAGCAATGGCAAAAGGTTGAGAATAATTTATATACTCAAGCAGTGTATTATGAACCAACGAGGTTGGCCGCCTTTTACGATTATGAAAGTATGGAGTTTACTCCTGAAATATCCGCGGCGCTTGATATCTACGCTGAGGAGTCTACAACTGCAAATGAAGATGGTTTTATATTACAAGTCTATTCTGAGAGTAACAGAATAAAGTCAGTACTTACTGACTTATTTAACAATAGATTGGATATTGACACAAACCTACCTATGTGGACGAGAAATACGACTAAGTATGGTGATAACTTCGTATATCTTAAGTTAGACCCTGAAAAAGGTATTTTAGGTGCACAACAATTACCTAATATCGAAATTGAACGATTAGAGAGAGGTATGACCTCTTCACCAGGTCAACATGGTATGCAACAACCAACAGGTGATGCAGATGAGGACGCACTAAAGTTCAAATGGAAAGTTAAGGATATTGAGTTTAACACATGGGAAATTGCTCACTTTAGATTATTGGGTGATGACCGTAAACTTCCTTATGGTACTTCTATGTTAGAAAAAGCCAGAAGAATATGGAAACAACTTATTCTTTCTGAGGATGCTATGTTAATATATAGAACATCACGAGCACCTGAAAGAAGAGTGTTTAAAGTATTCGTGGGTAACATGGATGACAAGGATGTTGAACCGTATGTACAAAGAGTGGCTAATAAGTTCAAACGTGACCAAGTCGCCGACCCTCAAACGGGTAATGTCGACTTACGTATGAACCAAATGGCTGTCGACCAAGACTATTTCATACCTGTTAGAGACCCTAACTCACCAAATCCAATAGATACCTTACCTGGTGCCACTAACCTATCAGAGATAGCGGATATCGAGTATATCCAAAAGAAACTACTTACCGCTTTAAGAGTACCAAAGGCATTCTTAGGTTTTGAAGAAGTTACTGGTGACGGTAAGAATTTAGCATTACAGGATATTCGTTTTGCTCGTACTATCAATAGAATACAAAGGTCTATGATACAAGAGCTAAATAAGATAGCGATAATTCACTTATATATTTTAGGTTTTGAGGATGAATTACAAAACTTCACATTAGGTTTAACTAATCCTTCATCACAAGCGGACCTATTGAAGGTAGAACAATGGCAACAAAAAATACAACTATATAGAGACGCTACTTCAGACCCAGGAAATGGTATATTACCTGTTTCCTCGTCTTGGGCTAAGAAACATATTCTTGGTTTCTCTGATGAAGAAATTAAACTTGATTTACAACAACAACGTATTGAAAGGGCAGTTGCTGGTGAATTAGAAAAAACACAAGAGGTCATTACCAGTACGGGTATATTTGACAACCTTGATAAGTTATACGGTGATAAAAATACCGATTCTGCTGAAGGTGGTGACACTGAAGGTGGTGATGACTTCGGTGGTGGAGATGACTTCGGTGGGGGTTCTGACTTTGGTGGTGGAGACTTAGGCGGAGACTTAGGTGGAGACTTAGGTGAACCAGCTGGTGAGATTAGTGATACAGGTGACGTAACACCTGAGAACTTAGTGAGGAACAAAGACTTGGATTTAGTCCTCGAAGACTCAACTTTATTTGGGAATGATGAGACTATCGACCTTTCAAAGGCAAGACAACCATTAGGTGAAATGGAAGAAAAATTAAACCAGTTACTTAAATAATGATATTTATTAAATAAAAAAGATATGAATAAGTTTGGCAATATAAAATCTAAGATAGAAAAAGTATTAGTTTCTTCTTACGGTAAAGATTCTTTTAAGAGTAATTTAAAAGAGTTTAAAAGTAGAATATTGAGTGATAAAAGTTTGGCGGAAGCCTATTACCTTTATGATGAATTAAACTCTCAGAAAGGTTTCACTAAAGAAATTGCTACTGAATATGTAAATGAATCGTTTGAGAAATTAAATGACATCATTAATAACAACTCGATGAAAATTCAAGAACTTTCAGAGTGGGTCAACTCTATTTTATCTAAATCGGTTGAAAACAGTTATGTTGATATTGATAACATCATTTATGAAAGAAGTCTAACTAAATTAGAAATAGTTGTCGAATCCAAACTTAAAATTCAAAATAGATTAACTGAAACTAAACTAGAAGACGTTATTAAAGAGTCAGTAAATTTACCCTTATCGACGATGTTAAGGATAGCTTCAAATACCTTTAATAGGGAATTTGATAATATCGCAGAGTCAGAGAAGGAAGAACTGAAGAGTTTACTTTCAATGAGTAAAGAACAAATCTCCAATGAGATAACCACATTAAAAGAGTCTGTAGTAAATAAATTACAAACAACTATTAATGAGAATGACGATAAAGAAATTACGTCAAGAATTGACCAAACAATTCAAAAGATTAATGAAAGTAAAAACACATTAATTTCACTCTACAAATTAAGACAATTACACGAAGGTTTATAATTAAAAAAGGATTCAGTTTTCTGAATCCTTTATTTTTTGAACATATTTCGCCTTTTGGTTTTGTATCCTCTTTTTTGATGAGGGTTTTTCATAATATCTATTATCCCTAATATTGTTAAGTTGTTTAGTCTTAATAACTTTTCTTTTGTACTCTTTAAGTGCACGTTCAATACCACCCTTTTTATTTACTTCTACTACTAACATATTTGACTATTATAATAAATACTTTTTTAATGTCAATTTTTGACTACACCCTTAAAGTTTGTTATATTCTTATTAACAATAAACTAATAAGGTATATGAAAATATATGAAAAAAGGAAAAAGTTCAAAGTTAGATATCTTTGAAAACGCTAAATGTAATTATGGTACGGTAGATGCTCATAATCTTAAATCGGTCTACATATCGATACAATCATGGATACAACCCAAAGTTGAATCTGATAATTGGAATAGAATAAACGGAAGCTTAAAAAGAAATATTAAACACAATTTATTAGAGTCAGCAGACCCTTTAATGTTTGAATCACATAATATCGTTGATTTAGATTTAAGGAGTAGTGGTATACAGGTAGGTAAAAAATCTTTTATGAATTTAGAATTAACTTTATTTTTAAAAGAGCATATGGACTTTAAGTCACCTATTTTACGAGATAGAATTAAAAAAATATGCACATCAATTTATAAAGACGAGTTACACACATCTAA